GTCTACCTTCAAACAGCTTCGTGGTATTAAGGCTAAAGAGTCTGAGCAAGCGGGTAATGCCCAACGGACAAAGAGCATGAAAGCCGCACAAGTTGATGTTGGTGGCTCTGGAGAGAGTTCTAAACGAGTTTACAGAAGAGCCGACCTTATTCGTCTCAAGATGACAGACCCCGCTAGGTACGAAACACTGAGTGATGAAATCATGCAGGCGTACTCTGAAGGGCGTGTTCGATAATTTAACTTTTGGAGTTTTAAATCATGGCTAATACAGCATTTTCCCCAACAAACAGTGTAACCACTACATCCGCAGCTAACTTTATTCCAGAAATTTGGAGTGATGAAATTGTTGCCGCCTATAAAAAGAACCTCGTTTTGGCCAATTTGGTCAAGAAGATGTCTTTCAAAGGCAAAAAGGGTGACACCGTTAACATCCCTAGTCCCGCCCGTGGCTCTGCTTCTGCTAAAGCCGCTACTGATGCCGTTACTCTGATTGCAGAGAGCGACACCAACATTCAAGTCTTGATTAACAAGCACTATGAATACAGCCGTTTGATCGAAGATATTGTCGAAGTTCAAGCTCTGACATCACTGCGTTCTTTCTATACAGAAGATGCCGGTTATGCTTTGGCTCGTCGTATCGACACTGACTTGGTTCAATTGGGTCGTGCATTCAATGGCGCTACAGTTGGTACTGATGACTATGCTACTAGCAATACAACCACCAAAGCCTTCATTGGTTCTGATGGTACTACTGCTTACAACAGCACTTCTTCTAATGCTGCTTCCCTGACTGATGCCGCTATTCGTCGCACCATTCAGCGTTTGGACGACAACGACATTCCTATGGACGGTCGTTTCTTCCTGATCCCACCCTCAAGCCGCAATACGCTGATGGGTTTGGCTCGTTACACTGAGCAAGCATTCGTTGGTAACGGCGATGCAATCCGCAACGGTGAAATTGGTCAACTCTACGGTATGGCTGTTTTTGCTTCTTCTAACGCTGATACTGGCGCTGGTACTTCTGGTACTGACCGTATCTGCTTGATGGGTCATAAAGACGCTATGGTGTTGGTTGAGCAAATTGGTATTCGTTCACAGACTCAGTACAAACAAGAGTACCTCGGTACATTGTTCACTGCTGACACCATTTATGGTGTGAAAGCTCTGCGTACAAGTGCTACTAGCTCTGCCGCTAATGCTTCTGGAGCTTTTGCTCTGGCAGTACCAGCCTAATTGCAGTTGCGCCCCCTGCCTTCGTGGTGGGGGGACTTTTTTAACTTAATTAGGAGATTTATTATGGCAGCAGCAACAGCAGTAGTTTCCCGTAGGGGAAATGACCAGTTCCGAGGTCTTTTTTCGGATACTTGGTCTGTAACAGCAACTCTAAACGCTTCATCTTTGGCTGATGGCGTTGGCGAAACAAACACCATCGCAGTTCCTGGTGTGGCTTTGGGCGACATTGTGATGAACGTAAGTTTGGGTGTAGATGTCTCTGGCATCTCCATCACTCCTTATGTTTCAGCCGCAGGAGTTGTCTCTATTCGTTTCCAAAACGAATCAGGCGGTACTTTGGATTTAGCAAGCACTACAGTTAAGTGCATTGTGGTTCGTACTGTGTAATAAAAGGGGGTTAATACCCCCCTTTTTAAAGGATTCTTATGGCTACATTTCGTTGTTTAGTAAGCGGTCAAACCGTAACTTTCATCCATCAGCACGATATTGACAGCATGAAAGGTCATGCCGGATATGTCAGAATTGATGAATTAGTAAAAGAGTCCTTTGAAAAGCCTGTAATATTGTCTCAACCACAGCCTATTAAGAAGGCTGGTCGTCCAAAGAAAGTCGCAAATGTCTGAAATTGATCCACGCGAATTTGGCAAGCTAGAAGCCCAAGTTGAGGCTTTACAGACTGAAGTTCATGCACTTCGGCAAGATATTAAGACCCTTTTAGAGATGGCTAATAAGTCTAAAGGTGGTTTCTTTGTAGGTATGGCTATTGCCTCCATTGTTGGTGGTTTTATTTCATTTATTGCCACTAAGGTAATGCGATGAAACTCTTATCTGCTGATATTTGTCCAATAGCCACTCAGGACATTACGATTAACCTGAAAAACCGAAACAATGCTTTTAAGAAGTTCGGTTATGGCCCTCCTAATCCAGATGAACCTAATGAGTTATTTTGGCTAAAGAAAGCCAAGATGTACAACGCACCCACAGATAGCATCAAATCAATGAAATGTGGCAATTGTGCGGCTTTTATCCAGACCCCTAAGATGATGGAGTGCATCATTAGTGGATTAGAGAAGGATGAGGGAGATAAGGAGTTGTCCTATGACGAGAATTTCGTTAAAGCCGCTGATCTCGGGTATTGCGACCTATTTCAGTTTACTTGTGCTGCCGCCCGTACTTGTGATGCGTGGAAAGGTGGCGGCCCTATTACTAAGGAGAAACCATGATGTACGGAAAAACAAAGATGTCCAGTCAAAAGATGCCTAAGAAGCCTAAAGGTATCCCTGTAGCCATTATGGTTGCTGTTGGCAAGCCTAGAGCTATGCCTACCCGTGGTAGCCGTACCGCTACTAACATGATGAAAAAGACTGGTCGTGGCAAATGAAAAAGACCAAAGCAGAAGCCAAGATCTCCAAGGTTATGCGTGAGTACAAAGAAGGTACTCTGCACTCTGGTAAGGGTGGCCCTGTGGTCAAAAAGCCCAAACAGGCCATTGCCATTGCTTTAAGCCAAGCAAGGAAAAAGAAATGAAACAGGGTTTGTATGCCAACATCAATGCCAAACAAGAACGTATCAAAGCCGGTTCTAAGGAAAAAATGCGTAAAGTCGGTTCTAAAGGCGCTCCTACTGAGGCGGCTTTTAAGGCTGCGGCTAAGACTGCGAAGAAAAAATGAAATCTCCTACTTGGCAAACAAAAGCGGGAAAAAACCCTAAGGGGGGGTTGAACGCCAAGGGTAGAGCATCTTATAATGCAGAAACAGGTGGGAATTTAAAACCACCAGTTAAGTCGGGAGATAACCCTCGTAGGGCATCCTTTTTAGCACGAATGGGCAATATGTCCGGAGCTGAGATGAAAGATGGAAAGCCTACCCGACTTCTTCTTTCTCTTAATGCTTGGGGCGCATCGTCTAAGGCAGACGCAAAGGCTAAAGCCAAGGCGATCTCTAAGAGGAACAAGAAATGACTTACCTCCAACTGATAAACAATGTGTTGATTCGCTTGCGGGAAACCCAAGTTGCGTCTAACAATGAAACCGCTTACTCAAGTCTGATTGGCTTGTTTGTCAATGATGCCAAGCGTCAAATTGAAGATGCTTTTAGTTGGAATGTCTTAGGTCAAACAGTCAATATTACTACTGCTGGCGGTACTTACATCTATTCGATGACTGGTGCGGGTCAGAAGTTTCAAGTGATGGATGCTCTGAATACAACATCTAATGTTGGCTTGCAGAATATCTCATTTGTAGAGATGAACAGATTTCAGAACTTAGTTCCTACTGTAACTGGTGTTCCTGAGTACTACGCATTTGATGGTGTTGATGCCAGTGGTGATACCAAGGTAGTCATCTATCCACGACCTGATGGAGTCTACAACCTTCCTTTTGCCTTGACAGTACCCCAAGCACCATTGGCGGCTGATGGCACTGTAGTGCTTGTTCCTGATTACTTGGTTGTTCAGAATGCTTATGCAAGAGCATTGGTTGAGCGTGGTGAAGATGGTGGTTTGAACTCTTCCGAGGCATATCAACTGTATAGAGGTATGTTGGCAGACCAGATCGCCCTAGAGAGCACTCGCTATCCTGAAAATCAAGAGTTTGTATCAATATGAGCCAAGCATTACAGACCGCAAGCATTTCAGCACCAGGTTTCTACGGGCTGAATACGCAAGACTCTCCGCTTGATTTAGCGGCAGGGTTTGCATTGGTTGCGACTAACTGTGTAATTGACCAGTATGGACGTATTGGCTCACGCAAGGGATGGAGTGCGCTTAATTCATCTACTGGTAACTTAGGATCTAACCCTGTTGGTGTGATTCACGAGTTGGTTGAAACAGATGGTGCATTAACTGTTCTGCTTGCCGGAAATAACAAACTGTTTAAACTTGGTACTTCCAATGCGCTGACTGAGTTAACTTATGGTGGTGGCGGTACTGCACCAACAATTACAGCAAGCAATTGGCAGTGTGCATCTCTCAATGGGATAACTTATTTCTTTCAGTCTGGCCACGATCCACTGATCTATGATCCCGCTGTTAGCACTACGACATATCGTAGAGTTACCGAGAAGTCTGGTTATGCCGGAACAGTACCCGCAGGAAACATTGTTTTATCTGCCTATGGTCGTTTGTGGGTAGCAGATACAGCAACTAACAACACTACTGTTTACTTTTCTGACTTGCTATCTGGACATATCTGGACGGGGGGCACTTCTGGCACTTTAATAATCAACCAGTATTGGCCTAATGGTGCAGACAATATTA